CCAATGATGCATTCCGCCTTAAGTTCAGCAAGGCGATTGACAACCTTGAACGGGTCGAGATCCCCACATTGTGGGTAAGTAAGTAGGGCGTAACGGAATTGATGTTGCATACTGGCATGATGACGTAAGCTGAGTCCAAGTCGATAGTCGAAATAGGTGAGGAGATCTTTAATGTTATACTCCTCACCGGACTCAGACTCAGAGTCCGACTATTTATACCCGCCCTTCCCCCACCCTGCTTTTTCTGCACAAAACTGGATACTTCACCATGCCTCTACGTCGTTCTCGAACTTTCCGCCGGCGTGCACGTCGCGCCACTCGGCGCCCTGTGCGTCGAACCTTCCGCCGTCGCGTCATTCGGCGCAGGCGTCCCATGACTGCTCGTCGTGTTGCAAATATCTCTTCGCAAAAGAAGCAAGATAACATGCTGCAATGGGTTCCTACCGACCCCAACCTTCCTGGTGGTGCTGGCACTATCTCTGAGCAGGTTATTACTGCTGGTGCTGGTCAAGCTGCCTTCCTCTTCTGTCCCTCTGCTCGCCCTTTCCAACCCACTCAAAATGACGAATCCGATCGAAACCATAAGAATACCTTTGCACGTGGATATAGAGAGACAACTCAGATCCGTGTTAATGGTGGCACTCCGTGGAGGCGCAGACGTATCACGTTCAGCGCTAAGGGGATGCTTGGCACATTTGACAGTCTCGTGACTGGATTTACTGCCGAATTCTTCACGCTTCAGACCTCTTCTGGATTAGTTCGACAACACACTGTTCTTCCTGTGGCTATGGCATCTGCTGTACGCAGTGTCCTCTTCGCAGGCGCCGAGAACCTCGACTGGTTCAGTCCGATGACCGCGAAGGTCGATACTAGTCGTGTCACACTTCACTCCGATGTTATGACAGTCATTAACCCTGGCAACGCCACTGGGGCTATGCGAAACATCAAACAGTGGTATCCACTCAACAAGAACCTTGTCTACAACGATGACGAAAGTGGCGCTGGCACAGCCTCCGCCTCATTATCCACCCAGTCCAAATTGGGTATGGGTGATTTCTTTGTCTTGGATTTCTACGAGTCAGCTCTCGCTAGTACTGATTCTATTTCCGTCCTCAACCAAGGCACCTACTACTGGCATGAGAAATAATACAGTGCGGCGCACTGTACATGCACTGTGCAACCCTGGCTACCAATTACAATTATCGAAAGGGATGGTCATGGCCCATCCCGACCCGGAGCGGAGCGCAGGAAGCAGGGTGGGATTGACCATACCAACCCTCCCCGGCGGAGCCGATATGGAAGTTTTATATATCAAGATACTTAATTCTCACTAACGAGCGGACTATTGATAAACACAAAATCGCAGTTGCCATCCAACCAATCAGCATCTGCGCCCTTGTCTGCCCGAGGGTCAGAGTTAGAACACCAGATAGCTGGTTTCCCCCAATTGATTATTTTCTTCCCCCTATACTTGTCTGTTGCTGTGAAATGTGCTTGATGTCCCAACCAATTCTTGTACCCTGGAAAGTACTCTATGCCCCCCTGCATGTCGTCGAATATTGCGTAGTGTGCTTCTTCGTCGAAGTCGTCCAATGAAAACATTCCCCCAAAGTGCATGTGACGTGGTCGTAGGCTTCTAGCCCAAACTGTCTTGCCTAGTCGTGTTGGTCCAATAAGAACGAGAGACCTTCCTCTGCGCCCCATCCTAAATCCATCAAGGTTTTCCTCAACCCATCTATCGAGTTCAGGGTACGCTGACGTGTCGATCTTAACCGCTTCCGGATGTTGATAGTCCTGTCGCTCCGCCACGTATCGGTCATTTGCGTATGCCCGGATACTTGGGTAAGACCATAGCATCTTGTCTGGTGCCAAAGTGCTGCATAATTCAAAAAGTTGTTCCTTAGTTTCTGCGCTAAGGATAGCAGTCGCTGCCTCCGTGCGTGATCCCCCCTGATTGGTACGATGATTGCTCGGCCGCTCGAGTCCACCCGCAACGATGTCTCCATCCTTTGTGGCATAGTCGTAGCCGTCTCCAGGGCGCCCCTTAGAAGGAGAGATGTTTGGATGGTTGCCCTCCACATCGAATGCGCGCATATCTCTGGATCGATATTTTCTTCCAAAGTCGACGAAAGCGTGGAGATGAGTTCCTCCATCTTCGTGATACTCTCTTCCAATGATGCATTCCGCCTTAAGTTCAGCAAGGCGATTGACAACCTTGAACGGGTCGAGATCCCCACATTGTGGGTAAGTAAGTAGGGCGTAACGGAATTGATGTTGCATACTGGCATGAT